CGAAAAAGTTAAAATGGAAGTGAAAAATTTGTTAGATCAATCTTATTTTTCTTTGCCTTATTCTGTTAAAGAGCAGAAGGATGGAGATACTAGTGTTATGAAATTGGATTTTAAATCTAACGCAACTGTACCGTCGAAAACTAATTTTGGTCCAACTCCTTTATTTAATCATTTTGAAGGATCAAGAGAACCAGCAAATTTAAGATTGACTGGGAAACACACCTTAAAGGATGTGGCTAAGAAATCCTTTTCTACTACCGGATACATCACTGCTGAAGAAGTAGAATTCGGAAAATCTATGTTGGAGGCAATTATCGATGATTATACTGATCTAGATGTTGAAACGGTGGTAGGAGGTGATGATTTGTTGGCCCCTTTAAATAAGGATTCTAGTAATGGTTATGGTCAGTTAAAGTTAAAAGAAGATTATATTGATTTTGAGAATAAAAAATATACACCATTATTGGAAGCTGAGTTACGAGAAATAAGAGATAAGATAGATAAAAATGATTATCCTTATGACAAATTAGCGTGGCATGAAACCCTAAAAGATGAACTCAGGGGCGTCGAGAAGAAAGGCGAACCGAGATCTTTTCGTGTAGCTACTATACATAATCAAGTTTTGTGTAAGGAAAAGTTTGGTAATATGGTCAAACATATTTTAAAACATAGAAATTTTAATAAGATTATGGTCGGTGTCAACCCTTTTAAAGATTGGGATGAAATTTATCATGAATTAGCAAGTTGTAAATTAGTTATGGCAGCAGACATTAAGAAATATGATGGTAAGATGCTACCCCAAGTGCAAAGGTTGGTCTCCGACGTACTATTAAATAAGTACAAAGGAAACGAGCCCGAGTTATGCGCTAGTTTGTTAGAAACGTTAGTGCACACTTTTTTATTTGTTTTAGATGATACGTATTTAACAACGCACTCTTTTCCTTCAGGGCATTTTTTAACGGCTATTGTTAATTCTTTTGTTAATAGAGTCTATACTGCAATTTGGTATCGGCGTATGATGATACGTAAAAATCTACCTTATTCGGTTTCATCTTTCTTTCAGCATGTTAAAGATTATGTGTATGGTGATGATAAATTGAATGGTATTACAGACCATGAGGATGTATTAAATGCACTAACGTTGAGAGAATTTTTTCAAAGTATAGGTTTAGAGTTGACTACGTCCACTAAGCAAGAAATAACACGCGCTGGAGAAGAAATGCATGAATTAGAATTTTTAAAAAGAAAATTTGTATTTCACCCAGTTATAGGGCGGGTAATGTGTCCGTTAGATATGAGAACTTTGAATTCAGGTTTGCGTTATAGTGATATGACAAAAGACATGGATCAAGTTTTACAGGACAAGTTGCACAATTATCAAAGAGAGATTTATTTACATTCAAATTATAAACAATTATTACAAGAGTTTATAATTAGGATGAATGAATCTGGCGTTCATTATTCACTGTTGCCTGAGAGTTATTTAAAATTCTTGTATACAACGGATAAGGAACTTGATGCTTTAAAACAGCATTATATGTAAAATATTGTTTACGACTTTATAAAACCCACTTTTTTATAATCCATTATTAGTGAGGGTCGCGTTATTTTACAATTTTAAAATGGATTATTTTTGGGCTAGATTGATCTAAATGCCTAAATTTTAATTAAAAG